TACTTCCCATTCTTCCCATTCTTCCCGTTCTTTCCACCGTTCTTCCCGTTTTTCCCACCTTACTTCCCATTCTTCCCTTACTTCCCATTCTTCCCATTCTTTCCGTTCTTCCCACCATTCTTCCCGTTTTTCCCACCGTTCTTCCCTTACTTCCCGTTCTTCCCGTTTTTCCCACATTTTGCTGGTTGCGGAGTAGGATGTAACGGATGCTTTGCAGGAAGCACTGGACCAGGGTGCTTATGTGGATGTGCAGTTTAAAATTCTAAACTATTGAAGTTTTAATTTTGATATGTTATCATTACACTTATAGAAAAGAGGATTTATGTATAGATATGTAATTGGAACTAAAATAAATGAGAATGAATATGAAATATTTCATAATCTATCTGATTATTCAGAAGTTCCCGCCCCATTTGTTGAAAGATGTGAAAATGCAATTAATAGTGGTCTGCCAATTATTGGAATGAATACCTCAGCATTTCAAAATGAGGCCTGTACAAATGCTATTTGGGACGGAACTTCTTTTTCTGGCGGAGTTTCTTTTGAACCAATGAATATCAACTGGGATGTTTCAAGAAGCTACTCACTTTTATGCGACAATAAAGTATTCTTAACAGTATTTCAAACCGCAGGAAGCTTAGCTGACTCAATGTTTGAGGCAGCATTTTCTGAAGATATAGTATTCTTAAAGTTAGAAGATGATCAATTTGCCTCAAAAGGAGACATCTGGAACGGTACTAGCTTCAGAGGGCCAGAATAAAAATGTCAAAATGGGATGAATGGAAAAAATCTCTTGGCGATTCAAGGCCATGGCATTTATTTGATCCTCACAAGCACATAGAGGATGAAGCTATAATTAAGAATAGACTTGACATATGTTTGTCTTGTGATAATTTAGTAAAAATGACAAAGCAGTGCAAGTTATGTGGTTGCTACATGCCAGCAAAAACAATGCTTGCAGATGCAGAATGTCCGATTAAAAAGTGGTCAAAAGAACCTCTTTAAAAATATTTAAAGATATTGTATAATCTACTTATAGAGATAGGAATAAAATTATGGAGTATCAGGACCCACAAGATCACTGGTTTAACAAAGATAGATCAGAAACAGCATCAGAAAGAATGCCAGTAAAAGAAGCTGGAAAAGGGATAACTGTTTCAAATCCAGGACTAGGACTAAATGTATATCATAATGTATTTTCTGTAGAAGATGCGAATAGATATATAAATATATTAGAAACAAATTTGGATGGAAACAATGGCTACCGTTGGTCTGAGGCACAGGTAACAAATTCAACATCTCCAATTAAAAAAGCAAGAGACTGTGTTGATTTTAGATATAAGCAAGAAAACCTTGGGCCTAGAAATGAAAGAAATGCTCAACTTTTAGATTTACATGAAGAAATTTATCAAAAGTTGAAGTATTGCATTGATGACTATGCAAGATATTGGGGAATCAATGTAACATATTATGAGGCTTTTAATTTCGTAAAGTATGAAGGTGAAGGAAAGCATTTTAGAATACACGCAGATGATGGACCAGCTTATAGCTGTAGAGTATCTGCAGTTATATATATAAACGATGATTACGAAGGCGGAGATCTTAATTTCCCAAGATTAGATAATTATACGTATAAGCCAAAAGCTGGTGACATAGCAGTGTTTCCATCTAACTATATCTATGAGCATGCATCACTACCAATGACAAGTGGAACAAAATATTGTGTTGTAGTTATGACAGACTTAAGCGATAGGGCTCATAAGTGACAGATGAAGAGTCAAATAATTTAATTAAGTTTAGAGCAGCAAACACTTCTGTAACAGAGTCTAACCCCTCAGTACCTTCTCCAACTCAATCTCAAATTCCAGATTGGTATAAAGAAGCAGATAGATTTGCAAAGCATCCAATTACTGGAGACTACTATAAAGCACCACAAGCAGTTTGTCCATTTCCAAAAGAAGGGACAAAAGATGACTATGGAAAAATTCCTACCTGGAAAGCATGCCCAGCTATTTTAGATGCATTTATTACTGGATATGTTTTAAGAACTCCATGCGATATAACGTTTTTCAAAAATAGTTATGGAAAAATAGACGTAAAGGTTAGTGATGAAAGATTTAAATCATTTTGCACTAAGCGCCCACCAATGCCACAATTTAATCATCCATTTGGATATTATGAAGAACACTTTGCTTGGCTTCCAGACTGGGGACTAACTGTTCCAGAAGGATATAGTTGTTTATATATGACCCCAATGAATAGATTTGATTTGCCGTTTTTAAATACAACTGGAATCATAGATAATGATGAGGTAAAGCTTCCTGGCTCATTTCCATTTTTTCTTGTAAAAGATTGGGAGGGAACCATACCAGCAGGAACCCCACATATGCAGATACTTCCATTTAAAAGAGAAAACTGGTACCATGAGAAAGAGTTCCTGTCTCAAAGAGAAATACAATTAGAATTTTTTAATAATGCTAAAAAATATAGGGTTCCAGACGGTGGAATCTATAAGGACAAAGTTTGGTCCAGAAGAGAATATAGGTAAACATTATGAAAACATGGACAGATAAAGAAAATCTTGGCAATGGCATTGTAAGATACTCAAATGTAATTAAGCCAGAGTTTGACGTTATTAATCGTTTAGAAAAGCTACTGGCTCCTGTTGGAACAACAAACAGGTATGCTTGGCAGCCAGCGTATGTTGGCTACAAAGAACTGATGCCAGATTATAGAGACTGCACAGACTTTAAATTTAAGAAAACTGATTTACAGTTTGATAAAAGTGAAACATCCTTAGAGCTTCAAAGCTTATGGCAAGATGTTTATGACGCACAGTCAGCCGCTGTAGATGACTACAGAAGAGATTACAATATAATGGAATTGAAGTATTGGGAAGCATTTAATTTTATTAAGTATGGCCCAGGACAACACTTCCAGGAACACCACGATCACGGATTCTCATATAACTGTACAGTTTCATTAGTTGCATACCCTAACGATGATTATGAGGGTGGAGAACTATATTTCAGACTACAGGATTTAAGCATTAAGCCAAAAGCTGGAGACCTGTATATATTCCCTTCAAACTTTATGTACCCACACAGAGCAATGCCAGTCCATAGTGGAACAAAGTATTCAATTGTAACAATGCTTGATTACAATAAAAAGTTTCATACACCTGAAATGTATAGACCAGATGAGGACTAATGCTTAATATATCTGTTGAAAAGTCTATGGACTCTGTTATATCCATAGCGCCAATGTCAATCAAAAGAGATTGGATGGATGCCACACCAGAAAAGCATGCCTATAGATGTTTTCCAGTAACTCAGGCAAATATGGTTGGCTGGTATCTGTATTCAAACAAAGATGTTGAGTTTACTTGGAATGGCATCAATGATACAAGCTCAGATAATATTCAGATTACAAAAGGAAAAGAGTTCACATATTCTGGAAGAGGACAGTCTACAGTTAGCTTTAATACTGGTCTAACTTTTAGAACTGATGAAGATGTTAGTATGCTAACAATAAATCCAGTAAATTACTTTAATGAGGATTTTGAAACAATGTCTTCTCTAATAAGCACATCTTGGCTTGACGTTGCCTTACCATTAGCAATCAAAGCCAGAACAGCAAATAAAAATATAGTAATAAAAGCTGGAACTCCGCTGGCAACGATTATTCCAATATCATTAACTTCAATGAACGACACAGATATAAATATATTTGACTACTCAGATCCAGACAGAAAAAGAGAACGTGCCCACATGTCATACGGAGAAGCAGCACAAGAAATAAATAAGCAGGGCAAATGGACTGATTGGTATAGGGATGCAGTTAATGAAAAAGGCGAAAGTCTTGGATCCCATGAGACAAAGGTTATAAGGCTATCAGTCTCAGATAATACAAAAAATAGAAATGATATAATGTAATTATGGACATAATGAATATGAGAAATGATCAAAGAAAATCTATCACCCCCTCTGGATTTTTTGGAAATAGCGAAAGCATGATAGTAGAGCTAGAAAACTTTATGACCGAAGAGGAAATTAATTTTCTAGAAAATGCTGCTAGAAATATTACAATTTGGGATGTTACAGAAAGCCATACGAATGAAAACGGAACGGTTATCTATGACGCAGACTATTGGAAAGATAGAGTAGCAAGCAGGCCATCTTTAGACAAGAATGATCCAGCTATCGGACCAGTAATAGAAGGATTGTTTCAAAAACTACAACCAGTAATTGAAAGATTTTATGATGTAAAAGCAGTTCCTACTGGACAAACAATTGTAAGATGGCTTCCAGGACAATTGCAGAATCCTCATGCAGATAAAGAATTGCATGAAGGACCTGATGCTGGATTGCCTAACGATTTCCCTTACTATGATATAGCAAGTCTATTTTATTTAAACGATGATTATGAAGGCGGAGAGTTATACTTCCCTCTTCAAGGAGTTCAGTTCAAGCCAAAGCGTGGAGCAGCTTATTTCTTCCCAGGAGATAAGAATTTTATTCACGGAGTTACGCAGATTCAAAGTGGGATTAGATATACATGTCCATTTTTCTGGACAATATTAGAACATACTGGAGACAAGAAGCCATGAATCTAATAAAGCATACAGATAATGTTTTTGTTTATGAAGATTTTTTATCGCCAGAAGAATCTGCTGCTGTAATAAAAATAATTGACAAGCAGGCAGAAAATGGAAAAATTTCATGGATGCCAATTTCTTTTTACGAATCTTATTCTTCTGTTACCCCACAAGATGGAGATTCAGAGCTAGAAGAATTTGGCCTACCTTCTAATTTCTTTTCTAATTTAAAAAATAAGTTTATAGATGCAATAGCAGAGGTTGCGAACAAAGACAGAACAAACATCTTTGAAATAGGCTTTCATACTCAAAAATGGGAGCCTGGCGCATACGCAAGACTGCACTCAGATAACACAGATGAAAAGGGAAATACTGGACCTTTTGCTAGAAGCAGATACGCCGCATTCTTATATCTCAATGATGATTTTGAAGGTGGGCTACTAAACTTCCCATCACAAAATTTAACTATTCAGCCAAAAGTAGGAATGCTTGCAGCATTTGATGGAGGTTTTGAAAATATGCATGAGGTCACTATAATTACAAAGGGTACAAGATATACAATTGGATCTTTCTGGGATGATAGAGCAGAATCAGATTATCCTCAAGAAACCAGAGATGCTTGGGCAGAAGAGATGAAAAGGATTAGAGAGGCTCAAGAAGTAGAAAGAGCAGAGTGGCAGGAATTGCTAAAAGAAGGATACAAGTTAGATTTAGAAGGTCAAAAGTATAAATTTAAAGGAGAAGAAAATGAATAGAGAAATCTTAGAAGAAAAGATATATTACTATACTGATGTATTTGAAGATCCAAAGAAGCTGGTAGAAATTATTGAGTCTACAGAATTTAAGGACTTTGGAAACTCTATATCAAAATGGTCTAGCTGGGATTCATGCAGTGGGCAAATGTATAACTACGGAACAGAAAAATTGTTTACGCAAATGAAGAAGAAAAGTCTCAGCCAGCAGAATCTAATGAAGTAAGCTATATATTCCATGCCATTAATAATGCATTCTATGAGGCTTGCAAAGACTATGCTTTATCTCAAGGAGATACAGAAGAGCCAAACTTCTACCCAGTCTTTCCAATTAAAAAGTATAAAGAGGGAACGTTTATGGGTGCCCACTACGACCAGCAAGAAGGCGACAAGAGACTTAAGTACTCAATGGTAATGTATTTAAATGACGACTATGAAGGCGGAGAAATATCATTTACCATTAAGTCACCAGATGCTCCAATTATCGAAGGAAAGCCTTCTGAAGATTTTGAGGTGGCTAGCCAAATGAATAAGGAATTGCTAACAGTTGCAGTTAAGCCAAAAGCAGGCAGCATTATTATATTCCCATCATCTCCACCCTACCATCACACAGCACATCTAGTTAAAAGTGGATTTAAGTATATGGTCCCAAGCCACTGGATGTTTCAAAATATAGATGCATAAGGTTTGCAAAAAGCTCTATAATATAATTTTGCTATAATTGTACTATGAGCCCATACCAAAGAAAGCCAGGAAAACATTTTTGTAATCAAATGTATTCCCCGTATTTTCAAACAGAAAACTATAAAGAAGCTCATTTGGGTGCAGAAAGAACAGTAGAAAAATATTATAAAAAAATTATAATGTTTATTAGAAGAAAGAAATAAAATGACAATTGACTACACATCACTACTTACAGTTGAGCAAAAGAAGACCATTCTAGAGCAAAGAATTGCACAATTTGCTGCAGAGGCTTACCAGCATTCTCTTAATAAGAAGACTTGCGAAGGCCTACAGGATGTAGAAGGCGCAGAATCAGCAGCAAAGTCGTTGGCTATTCTAGAGGCTGCAATCAACGTACACTCAGAAGAGCTAAACTCATTGCCGTCAGAAGGTTAATATTCTGATATAATCTATTTATGTCTTACAGAATAAAGGTTTTAAAAGATAATCCTATAGGTTTTTGGCCTTTAGATGAGTCTTCTGGAACCACAGCAACAGACGCTTCTGGTTGCGGAAACAATGGAACATATTCAAGTGTCTCGTTACAAAACATAGTCCCTCTAGTTATGGGTGGAGTGTATTCTGTAAATATAAATAATTCAGGCTCGATATCTCTTCCAGTAACAAAAAATTTTTATGGAACAACAGTTACTGGTGGCGGCTTTGCCAATTTAAAAAGCTCAGATAATGATTTTTCTTTAGAGGTTTGGTTTTGTCCAAAAATAAGTACATCTAACAGAACAACAATTTTTGCTGATGAAACTAACAGCATTGGCATATATTACGAAAACAGTAATATTCTTTTTAAGTTAAATAATGAAGAACTATATTATAATTTAAATAGTAAAAATAAGGTATTTCATGTAGTTGCAACTTACTCTACAAGATCAATGCAAATATTTATTGACGGCATGCTATCAGCATCAAAATCGATATCAGATTTTAAGTTTTCAAATACTACAACAGGCCCCTTTAAAATTGGTCCAACCCTTAATGCATCTGACTCATTTTTAGTAGAATGCCCAGCTATTTATAGATATGCGCTTTCAGATAAAAAGGTGGCAGAGCATTATTCTAATGGCATCTATCATGTGGATGCATTCCAGATAGTTAATCAAGACGGAGGATTTTTCTTTTCTACACATGAAGAGAATTTAAACCCATCGTATGTTCATGAATTTAGCCCAGAACAAATTGAGCTTGGAATGACAGAAGACACATACTATGAAAATGATAAAAAATATATTGGATTCTATAAATCTTCTGGCGAAAAGTCATTAATACTTTTTGACACAATAATGTTACCATCTACATTAAATGTTGTTTCTTCAAAAATAGAGTGGCTGGCGGATAAAAATATAGTCGTACAGATGGGTACAGATGGATCTACATATCCCTATACATTAACAAATGGGTCATCGTTGCCTCTATACAACAAGTCAGAAGCGCTTGGAAATAGAATTATATACTTAAAGGTAACTTTTACAACTTTAGACGCTTCAAAATATTTGCCTAAATTTTTAAATCTAAGAGTAAAGTTTTATGACACAAAAGATCTATATAGCGATAATATCAAATACTTTATAACATCTACTAGCTAATATGATATAGCCTCTTTTAATTATCCAACGCTTATTAGAATGGATAGGGACGGCATCCAAACGTCTTCATCTGGAGGATTTAAAATAAACTGTGATGCAAGTATAAATACTTTAGAGTTCTTCTATAACCCATCAGCCCTAACAGCAAGTA